CTGACTGAATAACAATAGGGCTTAACTCATAATCTTCGCTATTGTACTGCAATATATTCTCGATTACATTCGTGTCAAATATCACATCGCTGGTCTTGAGCCTTAAAACATTTGATGTATTGCACTGGCCTAAGAATCCGAATGTCTCATCTCGAAATCCTCTGAATACTGGCTGTGGGAATAGGCAAAAGCCGTCACCACCATTGCATTCATTCGGAAATAGGTATGGCTCTGCGCCAAAATTAACCGAAGCATACAGCCGCGCCGTATCGAATTTCATCTCGATGTCCGGCTGATCGTAAAGGTTGGCTGATGGGTTTGATTGCTGAAAGTATGCAATCGGCTCAATGCGTAGCAATGGCCTTCCGTTCGCTTGCTTCTCGAAGCCCATGCCGATATTAAGCTTCAATCTCAGCGCGAGGTATAGCTGCTCAAAGGTTGCGAACATCTCAATATCGGTTCGCGTTCTTAATACATTGCCCTGCGTATAAACAGGAATATCAAAGGTCGGGTCTGAATATGCGAATAGGTTTGAATCAAAGTCTATCAGCCCATCGCTCATGCACGTAACTAAATGAGCAAACACATCATAAATACCATAGGCATAAGTGAAGTTAGGGTACCAAGTGCCCTGCGCAATATTGAAGATGTCAAGCCTGCGAATGGTCGGCGGCACTATCGTTGTGCCGTTCTTTGATGTAGTAAGCCGCAGCGAGAATGGAATGCTCTTGTTATTGTTAATCTTAGTGCTGAAGGTTTCATCATATAGCTTCGTTTTCACCTGGCACTTATCGAGCAAGAATACCGATTCGGTTGCAATGATGTAGCCATCCACTAACTTCTCCCATGTACCCGAGCTGCAAAGGTATTGAACCGTTACGAGCACGAGCTCGCAATATCCTGAAGTCTCAAGCTTCGTGTAAAGATAACCGTAAACATCCCCGCCAAAGATTAACTCATTGTCGAACGATACGATACGCGCCCCGATTGAATCGTCCTCGGTTATGTTAATGCCGAAGTCCTCAGGGTTAAGCGGCTGGCCTCGGTCGAGATTATCAATTAGGAATTTAATTTCTACTGCCATGTGTATCGCGAGTCGCTGCCGTTAATGTTTACAATCATTTGCTTGCCTGCCATTGTCTTGTTCAGCCTGTCGAGCTTGCGCTCCATCGACTTGCTATTCAGCGAAGCGTTAACCGTTATGCCATCGCGCTTGTTATTCATCGCATAGCTGAGTATGGCAGGGCGCACGTAACGCTCGTCAATCAATCGCTTGAATGCTGCGCTCGATGTGTTGATTGCATCCAGTTCGCGGCGGTTGCGCATCACTGAGTTCTTATTCACCACGTACTCGCCACGCTCGGCTTCAATCAATGTACCGCCCGCTTCGTGGCTTCGACCGCCTACCATACCACCCTTCTTGAACTTAGGGATGGGCGTTGCTGCGATTATTCCAATTTGCACAAGACCGGCGGCAGCGGTTATGGCTGCCAGTACAGGATTAGCAATGTTCTTTGTAACTTCCGCAGCTGTGTTAATCACAGCGGTAAATATTGCGGCTGCCTTGTCGAGTTTCGCTTGCTTTGTTTTTTCAGCTGCTATCTTGCGCGATGTGCGTAAACGCAATGCTTCGAGCTGTCTCTCCTTATCTGCTTCGCTTTGTGTACCTTTCTCAATTGCCAATTGCTCTGCTTCACTGGCTGCATTTATTTGCGCAATGCGAGCCTCTGATTGTACTGATTGCAGTTCAATGATGGTGCTGAATAAGTCAGCCGTTGCTTGTGCAATCTCAAAGGCTTGGTCGATTGCTTCTTCAGTTGACTTCTTTCGCTCATCGCGGATGGCTTCTTCGGTTTGCGCATTTATTAGTTCAATCTCGCTGGCATTGTCTTTGGCTAATTCAATGCGTTTTTTTGAATCCAATTCAATAAGCTGAATCCTTCTTTCGAGCGATGTGCCTTCAGTTATCTCAAGCGTCTTAATTGCATTGATTTGAGCATCTAAGCCAGCGATTCGAATATCGCTTGTTTCTTTGGCTAACTTCTCGGCTGCTTCCTTTTCCTTTGCCGCTTTGTCCTCAAGTGCCTTTTGGTCAATCGCTGCAATGTCCTTTGCCGCTTGCTCTTTGATTAAGTTAATTGATGTTTGCAATTGCTGCTCTTGCTCGCTGCCCTTTGCAAACTTTCCTTCAGCGAATGTAGCTTCCAATTCTGCAATCTTGGTGTTGCTGTCATTCAATATCTTCTCACGCTCATCGAGTTGGCTGGCAAGTGCTTCAAGCTCCAACTGTCTTAGCTTCTCTCTCGCTGCATCTCTTGCTTCAATTTCTGCCTTGGCTGCATCCTGTGCTGCCTTCTTTCTGTCATCGGCGAGCTTCTGTGCTTCCTCTCTCTCCTTAGCTGATTCTTCGCTTCTTAACGCCTGATTAAACTGAGCTTCACTTAACAAGCCTGCTTGCCTAATTTGTCTAACATTCTCTTGGCTCTTCTTAATCTCAGCCTCTTGGTTGTCAATCTGGTCTTGTATATTCTTTCTTTGCTTTCTAATTACATCGCCATCAACTGCGTCTTTGAATACAGCAAGCCTTTGTTCTAATTTTTGCTTTTCTACAATTAGCTTTGTTTGAGCTGCAAGTTCTACATTTATGTTTTCATCTACTTGCTTTCTTATACCTTTTATACTTTCAAGTCTGTCAGCCTCTGCTTGGCTTAATTGACCAGTTGCAATTAATGTTCTGGTAGCTGAATCAAGTTGTGCATTCCTTAATTCTTCAATTGCTTTCTTTGAATTTTCAGCAGCGGCCTTAGATAACTCCAAGCTGCGATTAAGTGATGCCTGATTTGCTGCGGCATCTTGTAACTTGGTTACAAGCAAAGCAACGCCGGTGATGAACAAACCAATGCCTGTCGCAGCCAATGCCACCCTGAATGCACTTATCGCTCCGGTGCTGATGGCAGTGGCAACAGCAACAGCCTTTTGCCCGGCAGCATACAGCGCAAGCTTGAGCGGCCCTTGCCCAGTGATTTGATTCGCAAGCTCATTCACGCCGTTAGCGATGGCAGTCACAGCTGTGGTCTTCGCGATCACTTCCTGAAGCTCCTTGCCTTCCGAACCGAACAATGCCGCCGCACCTTGCGCAACCTCGAATCCTGATGCCAGTGCTTGCGTTGCGCCTACCGCTGCATCGAACTTGAACGTGTCAGATGCCAGCACACGCACACGCTCGCGTGTATCGCCGATTTGGTCTTCGAGCCTTGCTGCTGCGAATAACAACTCATTGAACTCATCAGTGTTATCCTTGCCCTGCTCTTCCAGCAATGCGAGCTCTTGCTTGAGTCCACGCAATTGCCCTGTCAATGTCTTTTGCTTTTCCTCGGTCTGGCCGAAGGTGCGATTCAATTCCGCTTGCTCCTGATTGACTTGGCTTATCTGACTCTTCAGCGCAGCCTGTGCTTTGATGTTATCCTGATAAGACTTGGTGAGTTTATTGCCTGAGCCGACAAGTAGTATCTGCTCCTTCTGCAACTCCTTGAGGTTGGCCGTTAGCTTATCCGATTCTTTGTTGAGCTGATCGAGTGCGGCCTTTACTTGAGTGCCACCAAAGGCAGCGGCGGCGGAGGCTCCAATCTTCTTGTATTCATCGCCGACCTCCTTCGTTGTTTCCTTGGTGTCGGTAACAATCGCATCATTGGCCTTAATTACTTCGTTGACCGTTGCCTTGAGGCTGGATGCTTCGGCTTCGTAAATTATCTCAACCTTTGCTGATGCCATTTTTTTGCTGCTTTATGAACAGCTCAAATTTAAGCAAATAAGTTGAAACATCGGAAGCCATAAGAGTATTGAACTCAACGATGTTGCCAGCGCACAAATCCATCACTTGAGCCCTTAGGTCATCGACTACTTTTTTCGCCCGGTATCGAGGTGAGTATTGAGATGCTTGAGCGCTTGTGTCAGCTTTCGCTGTTCCTCCACGTTGTACTCCCACAATATCTGAAAGTCTTGTGGAGACATAGTTAACAATGGCATCAGCGGAGCGATATCCAAGCGAGTAAAAAAATCGTGCGAAGCCTCCTTGCACATCGCTTCGAATAACTCAAGTTTCTTTTGATGGATAGTCGGGTCGATAACGCCGGGGTCTTCATCGTCAAGCACCACCCATGTCGCAGCAAGGTTAAGCAATAGGTCTCGATGGATGACTGTATCTTGCCGCTCGCGTATAACGTGGATATACCCAGCCACTACGGCTGCATTCTTTGGGTTGCTCAAGCCAGCACTCAATGCTTTCTCCATGCCGCTAAGTATTCGCTCCATCTCGCTGCCGGATAGCCCCGAGCTGATGCGCTCCATCAGTGACATGCTCATGGAGAACCTCTCGAGTGGTAGGTTGAGTTCTTTCGGGAATCGATAGTAGGTATGCCCTTCGTGTTTAAATAACTCAACCATCGGGCGCAATGGCTTCTGCTTCTTACTGCGAGTAAATGTTAATCGAAGTCGCTCGCCTAATCTTTTGAATAATTTCATCCAGTGTGTTCTTAGTGGTAATCTCTTTATCGTTGCTCATTAGCGTTATGAATGTCCGCTCTGCGTGCTCATCCTCATACACTACGCTGATGTCGCTGGTGTTAATAATCAGGTCAAGCCATCGCTCGTCCTTGTCGAGCAGCTCGTCCACTTCATCCTTGTGCTGCAAGGCACTAACCAAGATGAAGCCGGTCATCATGTCACCAACGGAGCAGCGGGCAGGTTTCATCAGGCACTCGAGTCTTAGCAGGGAGAAAGCATCCGCATTCACGGCAAGTGTCAGTCAGCTTGATACGGTAGGGGCATGTCTTACAAATCTCCATGCGCGGCTTCGATACCTCGCGGCTCTCCTTCGTGTCAAACGCCCACAGCGCCCAGCCGTGCGCGATGCTCTTTAGTTTCTTTAGCATTCTAAGCATTCGAGTAGATTTACAAAAGCGGGTTCCTCTGTCACGATGTCCTTATTCACTACGCTGAAGCTGATGCAGTCATACTCAACCTCGCAGATGGTGAACTTTGCACAGCCATCAAGTCTAATCGTGTAGCCTTGCAGCGCGTCAATCTTCGCGCCCTCGATCATCAGTGTGCCATCAAGTTCGGATGTCGCGATGAATGTCTGCATGCGCTTGGTCGCGTTGTGCGTTAGCGTTATCGTGTAGCTTTCTTCGGGTGTTACATAGCCGAACTGAATGCCGCCATTGCAAGCCGCAACGCTGATGCCTGAATCGAAACATGGTGAACATACGCTCATAAGTATCGCTTTAGTATTGCGTTTACAAAGTAACGGAAACAATCGAGAAAGTCAGCACGCTCGGCAATGTTTTTTCGATTGGTCTTTATGATGGACCCATTCGCATCGCATTGCACTTGCTTAGCATCGAACACGAATCCCTTGCACCGCTTGGAGTTCACGCGGATGTCGAGCTTGCGCAATGCAGCGTTGCAATCGATGCGGCTGTTGTAGTGCGTTGGGTTAGCCGGAATCAAAAACTGGCTGTCGCTCATGCCGAGCCGCCGCTTTATCATGGTGTATGCGCTGGAGTTGTCACGCTGTTGCACCGTGCCTCCCTTACCCATCGCATCGCCTGTGATGCGTATCAGCCCCATCGGAATGCCGAGCGCAAGCACCGCATCGCAGAACGCATCCACGCTGCCCTTCTCAATCTTTATCTCATCCACCACCACAGCGCCTCTGCCAACGTGCTGCATCACAAGCGCGCACAGCGGGTTAATGTTGAAGTCAACGCTGATGTGCACTGGCATGTTGCGATTCAGCTGCACGCTGTCATCGATGTGCTTATCATCGCTCCACTCGTAGAGGAACGGATTCGCCACATCGTCCATGACATCCCAATCGCCTTCCACGAATCGGGCATACTGCACAGGCGGTAACTCCTTCAGGCTCTCGAGGTACTCGGCCGGTATATGCGGGTTATCGGTAATCTTGCTCGGGATGAATGTCCAGCGCTCGGGCATCGTGCCCTCCTTGTATCGTTCGTAAATGATTGACTTCACCCAGTTGTTCGCCGGGTTGCAAGTTGCCAAGCACACGATCGGCGGCTGGCCTATTGCCTTGTTCCAACTGCCGATGCGTTCTTGCACCTTATAGAACGTTTGCTCTTGCAACTCATTCACCTCATCCAAGCCCGCGCCGTTCACCTCGAGACCCTTGAAGCGGTTGAGGTCTTTGTCATCGTCAAAGCTCTCAGCCATGAACAGCAACTCACTGCCATTGATGAATGTCACTACTTGCGTGTCGCGGTTCCAGCTCTCCACGTACTGGTTAACGCCATCGTCAAGTATCGAGTTGAAGCTCGGGAAGGTTGTGCGCTTCAGGTCGGGCAGGCTGCGGCGAATAATCACCCAACGGCTGCGCGGGTATTGCAGCGCAAGGTAGCTGAGAGTTAGCAACAGCCAATACGTTTTTCCACCACGTATGGCCCCCCCGAATACGATGACACGGTATTGCCCTGACTCAATTGCCTCGAATGCTGTGGTCTGCCTGCCGGTGAGTTCGAAGTTCATCAATCCTCCTCATCATTCGGGTCGGGCATGCAGTCGATAATGTGGCGAAGCACCAGCACCAGGCAGTACGCAAGCCCAAGCATGAACAGGGTGAACAACACTCCGATGCCGATGGCCTTAAGCATTGCCATCCTCTTTCGTCTTGATTATCACAAGCGGCTCGGTGGTCTTTAGCGTGGTCTCGTTGGTCTGCTTAGGCTTGCCGTATGCGCGGTCGAGCAGCAACTCGGCTGCGCGGGTATCGCCCTTCTTCGCCCTTGCGTGCAGCGCGTTGAGTATCTCTTCAGCGGCGGTCTGGCCATCCTTATCTTCCTTGCCGAGCACGTTAGCCAAAAGCACATGAAGCTCGGGCAGCTTAGGCGGTCGGCCCTTAGGGTTGCCGCTTTCGCCCTTCTTGAACTTGGTGTGCTCTGGTGGTATTCCCTTTGGCATTTTCCCTGATTTATCCCTGTTTACCTTCTCCGTGCTTTGCGGTACTTCTCAGCCTCAGCCAGTGCGATTGCCTGCGCTTGCTGCGGTGGATATCCCTCGCCAATTAGCTTGCGGATATTCATCGAAATGACCTCTTGGCTGTCTCCTTGGAATAGTGGCATAATTTACAAATTTACTAAATTTTCGTACATCTTGCCCTCTTGCGTGATGTTGATGCTGAAACCTCGGTCAACAATCTCTTCGTATTGCGATTGGTAGATGAATAAGTCGTGCAGGCCACCATCGATGAAAGCCTTTGCCGTGAAGCCCTCAATGCCGCTTTTGTCAGAGGTTGGCAATAGGATGCCGAGCTTGTACTCGACATCGCGCTCCTTGCTCAAAACAAGTTTGTTGATCTTGCTGAACTTGCGTACATCTTCAATGGTAATGCCAACTGCGATGTCATACTCAAGTGCCGGATGCGTTAAGTAACCAAAGTAACAATGGTCGCGCATGTACTCAGAGTCGACAAACATGCCGGCTCTGAGTCTCGTGGTTTGGTTAGTCATCTTTGCGTGAGTGATATCGCATGCAATCTAAGTCTATCCAATCAAGTTCGGGCTCTTCATCATCGTCATCAATGGGCTCATTGTTAGCTGGAGCATATTGCATCTCTCTGAGATAGATTAAAAAATTCGGATGTTCAGTGTTCACTGTCTCAATCCCGAAGTGCTTCATGCACATCTGTTCTTTGTACTCTAAGTAGTCTGGCATAGTGTGTGTATTTAACAACCGTGTTCCGGTTCGTGTTTCTTTGGTTTAATCGTCAAGCTCGAAAGATAATTGCGGACAATCATGCGCACGGTCTCTTTTGCTGATAGTGGAACGCGGAAGGATATCGTTGACATGGCTTCGCCGTACATCGACTTTCGCCCTGCACCTGATCGCCTACCGCCTCGTTTTTGTGTGTTCATGTGTGCAAAGGTATTTATTTGTTTCTGTTTTGCAAATTAATATTATTCTTGCGCAGAAGCATCAGCCAGTTCAATGCCTTAATGGTGTAGGTGCGATGCACTGATGTGCCATGCTCAGCTGTTGTGAGATACCTCGCAAGCGATTGGTGAGCCTGTTGCGTTGAGGTATAAGTTAGCGGCCCATCCAGAAGCGTGCATTCGTCTGGAAGCATATCGGTCATGTAGTGAATTATCTTGTTGTACTTAGTCATAACACGATGTACTTAGGCTCAAGCGAAATGTCTTCTTCAACTGTTGGTTTGATAATTTTATGTTTTATCAAATAAGATGGAAGATCCTGAAACTTCACATAATCCTGAATGTAAAATCTTTTGTTTGCAGATACAAATAAACTATCATAGCCTGGATAGTCAATATCAAAATTTACCCATGAAGATTTTCCGATATAATATCGAAAATATCTTTTGTCTTTGTTAGGATGCATTTTTTTTGTCAAGTCTTTGCATCCAATTTTCGTTAGCAATTCGATTGCTATTTCTCTGGTTATTGTCATTGTTTATGAATTTATGATGTTTAAGAATTCTTCTTCATTTCGCACTATGTGGTACTCATGGCCCAAAGATAGGCAGATCTTCTCAAATCGCTTTTGCTCTTCCGACTGCTTGCCGGTGTCTGTCTTCCATTCAATCCAGCATGTCCGACCTTCCGGCTTCAGGTAGCACATATCGGCAACGCCAGGCACAACTCCCATGGCTTTGTTCATTGCGCCCTTGATGCCGTTAATGCTGTTGTTATTGATGGCGAAAACTCTTCCACGCAAGTCGGGGCGGGCGTTCCATAGGTTTGTGAATGCTTTGGATTGGGCTTTTACTTCGCTCATAATTGTTGCAGCTTAGTTAGGGTGCAACAAGGTTGTACAGCCAAAAAATCGTCTGTGTAGCAATTGTGGTAAGGCTTACAGCGATTTGTTGCAGCTTGCAACAAAAAACACCCCCTATATATATAATGTGTGTGTGTGTGCATGTGTGTGTGTGTGTGTATATAAATATTCTTAAGGTATAAAAAATAGGGTGTAAGTTGCAACAAATGGCTGTAATGCTTGGTATCATTGGGCTTAGCGTGTTGCAACTTAATTTTAGCAAGCTGCAACAGTTGCAACAAATCACATCGGGTTTTTATTGATAAAGTACATTGTAACTATCGAATTTCCACGGCGTTTGCGGTCTTTTTGATAGCCTAATGCAGTGAGTATGGAACCAATACGCTGCGTGTTGAGGTAGTTGAACTTGGTTTCAATCATAAGGTACTGCTGGATATCAGTTAGCGACATCCACTCGCCATAGCTTTCGGAATTTGCCGGACTCAGCTTCTTGTGGATTAGGTCCTCTTCAGGTGTTGAGTGCTTGAACGCATCAGTTGATTGGTTCAGTTCTTCGATATCTTGGCGCAATACTGTGTAATCCCAGCCGTTGCGATACATGGCATACAGCTCACGCCATAGGGCAACCTTATCGCACTTGTTGTATTCATTTTGGTCAATCCCAAGTATGTGAATAGGTATCTGCCTGCGGTTTCCAGTTGGATCGTTAAGTATCTGCGTTTCGTTCGATGTACCGCAAAAGACTGCAAGCCTACGAAGGTCGAGCGACACACGGCCATAGGGTTCGCGCACGTTGATGAACTCCTTCGAGGTTAGCTCCTTGAGCCGCTTCTCTTCCTTTTTGGACTTACCGCCGTATTCGTCATCGAGGATAATCAACTTCAGGCACATAAGAATCTCGTCATCCTTCCCGGCATCCATCTTCGACTCAGCGAATAGGTACCTGAGCTGCTTGGGTAGCAAATAACGAAACCAATGTGTCTTTCCTGTGCCCTGCTTCTCGCCGGAGAATATCAGCACCAGTGGCGAGTGATTGCCATATGCAGATGCCACCACTGAGACCAGCCACTTGCAGATCCACTTGTCTGCATTTGGTGTGTCAGTGATTACGCTGTTAAGCAGATGGGTAAGGTTCGGGCATTCGTCTTCGGTGTGCAGTTCATCCTCAAAGAACTCATGCAAAGGGTTGTATGAGTCGATGCGATTTGAGAAAATAATGGAAGTAACCAGGTCTTTTGTGGACTCTTTGAATACGGCTTTGCAATCGAGAAAAATCGAGTTTATATCACTGTCATCGATTGCCCTTCCGTTGAGTTCAATCTTGCGCGTAACTACGTTTTTTCTTAGGTCGAAAGTTCGGATAAATGCCGCAATGTCAGCGCTTACGTTCTCCGATTTGAATTTAATATCCTTTGCTACTATCTCATTGACAACTTTCGTACTTTCTTCCGCGCTGATGCCTGCCACTTCGAGCGACTTGACGATGGCTTCAGGCGAAAGTCCAGCAGCACGTTGCGAGCTCGCAGCTCGGAGAATCTCTTTGGTTTGCTCGGAGTAGGCTTGTATGCCGTTTTGCTTTGCGTGGTAGTATATGGTTGCGATTGTGGACCGCTTGCCCTTGCTCTCGCTGTGGTTCTTTAGGCATGCCGTGTACTGGGCATTGCAGTCATCGGAGTTGTACTTGGAAGAGTGCGATGACAGCGTATGAAAGTAGTCGCGACCACCTTCCCCGAATTCGGATACCAGTGCGTATGCGATTTGAATCCACTCTGAGTAATCTTCGCAGAGATTAAGCCCTTTGCGATCCATTGCGGCAATCATGGCATCGAAGTCGGTTTTGACTACCGCGACTTTTGCGAGCTTGCGCTCCTTCGGTTTGGCGAGGTACTTCTTAAACATGACGGCCTTGGTGTTGATATGAATCCAAGGGTCATAAGAGATGAAGCGAGCACGCGATACGTTCTTACCTGACTGGTCAACGATAAGTTGGTATGTGTGATATAGATAGGATGCGATGCCATTAAACGCATCGAGATGGCGTGTGCCATCGATTTTCACTATCAGGCATAGTCCATGTCCACTGATGGAAGTAAACGCAGCGTAAACGTAAGAATCGCCCTGCACGAGCTTCTTGGTATCTTCAGGATTGTCGATGTTATCGATGTCGATGGCGATGAATCCAGAGTGCGCTCGGATGGCATCGTCCTTTCGGGCCGAGAATGAGCCGCTGACTGTTACAAGCGGTGCGGTTTTCTTGAGCTTGTCACGTTCGGCCTTGTCAGGTGTTGACCTAACTTGCAAGACTATGTCCTGCCACTTGCCTGTTCTGACTCCTTCCAAAAAGGAGCTGAGTTCGATGTCAATGTCTTGACTGTCATAGATGTTTTTGTATTGTGAGATGAGCATAGTGTGTGTAATTTATCGTCTACAAACTTCCGGTGATAGGCATCAAATCGCTTTTTCTGCTCTTTGCACCAGAGCCTTGCAAGTTCATGAATTTTTTCTTGAATTATGGGGGTGATTTCGGGAGTTATCTTTTTAGCACTGTTAAAAACTTGCTCAACTAATACATGCAGAGAGTGGTATGTTTTGTAATGTGCCTTTGATTCGATTAGTTTTTTTACATCAATAGCCTTGCTGACTTGGATGAACTTCTCGATGGCCTCGTCCTTTGGTTTGATTACTGGGAAGGCATGACCGCAATCGCAAAGGCGAACAGCGGTGTGCATAAGTGCGCCGCAATCAGGGCATTCTTTCACCGGAGCCACGCCTTCGCCGGGCTTCTTCGGGTTGTGGAAGATATTGCTCCAATTGCGAGGCGATGACCAAAGTCCGTGCGTGATGCAGTTGCCACCAAGATCTATGATGGTGAATGCGAGCTTGACATTATGCGGCCTTGCTCCGCGCCCGCACATCTGAAGCCATAGGGGCATTGATGCTGTGGCCTTGTTTACGATGACGGTCTCGATGTCGGGCTGGTCGAATCCGGTAGTGGCGATGCCGATATTGTTGAGTATTGCATCGGGTGTGTTGGCGAACCATTGCAGCACCTCAGCCCGATTAGGTGAGTCAGCATCGAGATGTCGCGAGTTGAATCCAGCGGCTTGGAATGCTGCATTGACGGCCATCGAGTGCTCGACATTGCAATTGAAGATTATGGTCTTGCGGCCAAGTGAATGCTGCTTGTAGGCGTTTACTGTTGTCTCGATGTACTTAGGTGCTTTGAATGCCGCTGCCATCTGTGCTTGGTCGAACTCGCCCGCTTTCATCTTTAGCTTTGCGCGGTCCACAATCTGAGCGGCTGAGTAGGTCAGCTCTGGGCAAAGGAAGCCCTGCTCGATTAGGTCGGGAATATCGATGCCGCACACGATGTCATCGAAGTAGTTTCGCAAGGGATTGGTCTTGCGAGCTGCAAGCGGTGTGGCAGTGAAGCCGATGATGTACTGAGAGGTGAAGTGCTCGATGACCTTTGTGAAATTGCCGATATGCACTTCATCGACAATGACCAGTCCGATGTTGGTGAACTTGTCAAGCCGCTTGTATGCAGTCTCAACCATTGCCACATAAACGCGAGCATGTGGTATTGACTTCATCCCAGCGGTTACGGCTTGTGTGGGGATTTTTATCGCTTTGGTGGCCTGTGCGAGTAGTTCTTCACGATGCACAAGGATTAGGATGTCCGTGCTATTGCGTGCTGTGAAGCGGTCGCAAATCGCAGAAAAGCATACCGTCTTGCCTCCACCAGTTGCGAGCTGCGCAACCACCTTGCGATTGGTGCGCAGACTCGCAGCGATGTTATTGATGAAAGTCTCCTGATAGGGGCGAAGGGTCATTTTTCGTAGGTTGAGGTGTAGTATTGTTCGGCTTTATCCCAACATTTTAACACTCCTGTTAGTGACTGCTTACTTCTTTTTTGTATATAAGCATCAACTATCTGCTCCTTCTCAATTGCTTTTGCTTGCTCAACTAATTCTATGCTAATGTATGTTTGTCCAAATGCTTTTTGGTATTCTTCGGAATGGATATATTGGACTAACCACTCAACTGCTGTTTGCTTTTTCATGACTCCAATCTTTTATCCATTGGTATAAAGTCCGAGCCATTGCCGTGCACGGTCTTGATGAAGTCCACCTCAACCTTTGCAGAGTTGATTATGGTCTGAGCCACATCGGTGATGGCTTTCGCCTTTTCGATTTCCATGTCACCATCTTTGAGCATTTCGATTACTTCGAATAGGTGGTCTCTTAGGTGTTCAATCTTGTTCCTTGCCATGATTTTCAATTATTTTTTTGAGTTTAGAAATTGTTCTCATTGTTGATTTTAGCTCTTCAGGATAGCGATGTATGGTATTAAGTCGCATGTTGCTTTCGCGATCTACCAGCATGAGGTTCTCGATTTGCCAGTTCTCTTTGTTGCCATCGATGAAGCGAAGGAATTTGCCTTTCGGTATTGGGCCGTTCTCGATTTCCCATGCAAGCCGGTGAGTCATCACCCAGCCATTGAGCCCTTCTTTGACCTTTGTCCAGTGATAGCCTTCAGCATCGATGCGAGTCCAGCCCACAGGCTTGTAGTTTGCCGGAATATGGCCAGTCTTAAAGTGCGTATACTCGGGCGCATTGTTGTTGCCTTTAACGCCTTTGTTCCAAGGGGTGTGGCCTTTAGTGAATCGGTGTCTTTTGCCAGCCATTTTCACCATTTCGCCATGTATTTCGCTGAGGTACTCAGGTGCTTTTTTGAGCCCGAGCTTGTGGGCGATGTTGTAAACGCTTGACTCAGATATGCCAAGCACTTTGGCAATCTCTGCCGTCTTAGTGTGCGAGTAATACTCCACAACATAATCGATTACAAGCTGGCCGTGTCGCTTACTTCCCATAATTGCCATCGAATTGATTGAGAAAGCCTGCGATTAGCTGGAATGCATGGTCGAGTTCTTGCTGGTTGTGGCGGTAGAGGTAGAGGTCTTTGAACTGCCCAGACTTTTTGACCTTTGGCGGCACTCCAATGTAGTAAAAGTCTTTCGGATCCCAGCCCATCAGCATGCAGTACCAAACAGCCTGCACATGGTTGAAGTGATTTATCATGTCATAGGCGAAGGCTTGCAAGTTCTTTGCCGTTGTGGTCTTCACATCAGCGATAATCTTCATCTCATCCCAGCAGATATCCATCGCACCTTTGGCGAGCACGGTCTTATCCCCGAAGGTAAGTTCAGTCACTACGATGCGCTCCTTCTCGCTTTTGTCGAATAGCTCACCAAGCAGCTCGACCTGATGAATTGCATCATAGGTGTTGCGCACTGCATCGCCCATCTGTGAATAGTCGCACTCAAGCAGCGAATAGTGAAAGTCCTTGCCGTAGTTCAGCGATGCCTTAGCATAGCTGATGTCTCCGGTGTAGTGCCGTTTGATTCGGCTTGCGCTTACCGCTGGGTATGTTATGTATTCTTCGCGTGTCATAGGACATCAGGATTGATTAGGACATTTATTTTTTGCTGTTCAAAAAAGTCAGCCAATTGTTGGTTTAATGGAAGCCACTTAATCCATTTATCATTCTCATCATAGATGCCAACTCTTGTAATCTTGATGTGCTTGCCAAATTTATCAGGCTCAAGATTGATTGTTTTTATTTTGATGTATCCCTTCATAACTGATATTTTAGGCAAGTTGGACATAACCTATTGTATTGTTCGCTTTCATATTTTATTGGCGAATAATATCCATTAGATGTTTCTTCAAATTCGCAATAACAATCAGGATTTGAGCAGTATATCATAATGCCATTTGAGCCATTATAAGGAAGCAGAACTAATTCCTGTTCTTTTTCAATTTTCTTTTCCATAAGTCTCAGTGAAATATTCGTTAGCTGTTTGCGGACCTTCGATTATGCCTTCCGCTTTTCCGGCATTATACATCTGCATCATGTACTCCCGCTCAACTACCTTGGCGGTTTCGAATGCCTCGGCAAAGAAAGGCCCCATTTCGGAGGCGAGCTTGTTGTGAATGGTTAGTCGCAGCCATTCAACTGCTGTCATTTTAGTTGGCATGTTTTATCGTGTTATGGTTTGTATTTGTTCTTCGTAAATCTCAATGCCAGCGATGGCGGTCACTCCGCACTTCTCCATTGCCTTGAGCAAGTTCTGCGTGAGGTCTTCGGGCTTGTACATTCCTGAGCCGAACAGGACACTGAGCACCTTCATCCAATCCACTTCGCCAGTGATGCGAGTGCGGCGGATTGTGCGAATGCCTTTGATGTGGCTATGCTGGATGCTGACATCAGCGAGCTGATCGGTCAAGTCGGCTATCGAGCGGGATTGCTCCTGAATGCGCTTTTGTTCTTCTTGCTGATTGCGATTAAGCTCGGCGGTGTACTTCAGCATCTCAGCTTTGGTCGATGCGATGAAAGCCTGAAGCGGTTCGGTGGCATCTGACTCGATGCGCATGAGCTCTTTCTTGTAGGCATCGAGCGGACAGGTGACCATCTTACGCGCATCTTGGATTGCCTTAACAGCGGCGTTAACCTGAGCGATGGCGTTAGATGCGGCGGTGTATTGGTTTGGGCTTTCGATTGGCTGAATGTTAGCCGTAAGTCTCTGAGCGTTTAATGTCTCTGGAGAATTTATTGATTGATACAATTTCTCGATAGGAATTGTTATCTTTGCGATACTGTTCATGTGTTTTGTATTAGTAAAAGCCCGGCTATAGTGTGTATGCCGGGCTTTTTTTGTGCTTAGAAATTAGAATGGACTCTTATCGTCTGACTCTGAGAATAGTGAATCGAAGTCTGTGGCTGATGCCTCCCACGTTGGCGCTGGCACAGCTGGCTTGGCTGTAGTTCGCGCAATCCATTCATCGCTCTTGCGAATATCTTCCTGAAGGAACTCCGGCAGCTTTGCGAACACCCCAGCATTGTGCTCGGTTGTGTCATAGGCCAGCAGCTCGTTGATGGCAGGCGGGCAAGCAAGGCCCTTCGGCAGCGGAGAGATGCTCATGATGTTGGCGTATGTCCTGTCCTCTTTGCCATTGTGAGCGATGTTAACCATGCCGGGATGGCCGAGTAGCTTGGTGATGTCGAAGTCAGCGGCTTGCGCATCTGTGAGCTTCTTGCCAATCCATGACTCGATGAACTTGCGAAGCGATGCTTTCTCGCCCATTGTGAGGTTGAATACTGTCTTAACATAGAAGGGCTGTTCGCCTTTATCCTCGCTGAACACAGCGGTCTCGGTTGGCAGTTCAAAGAGGAATTGAACTTTGCGTTTTTTGTTGCCCCACTTTTCATCGAAGGTAGTGCCCTTGTCGATGATTTGGTAGCAGCGCGCAGGATATGCGCCTTCGGGTGCGATTTGGCGGGTTTGGCTTCCGCCTGAGTTTACTGGTGCTTTCATGATTAAAGATTAAATTGAGGTTAAAAGTGCTTGAGTTGATTGTTCGTGAAGGTATTCAGTGACGAATGCAAACTGGTTGTGGAATTCTTCCATGTTGCAAGGGTCATAGATGCGCTTCTCAGGTGATACGCCGTGCTCCATCGAGCGGTGATACTGGCGTGCGAGATTTGCTGCTTGGCTGTCGCATCGAGTGTACAGGCCCTTTATGCAGCCGTCATTTACAACCATCACCATTGTGCCGGTGAGGTGGTTGTAATGGAAAAATTCAGTGCCCTTCCAATTCTTGAAGGTTGTTGCTGGTGATAGTCCAGGTGTGTTCATGTTTTTTCGTTGTTTTGTTGAGGCAAATGTAAATCCTTATTTTGAATTCACAATACTAAAACAAAGAAAAAAGTAAACCACCAGCGCGAAAAATCGCAACTGCTTAATAATCAACGCAATTATTTTGCGCGACCAATTGCGACACCAACAAGCCCACCAAGTGCGAAAGCGAATGCGCGTGTCTCATACCACTTCTTCGGCGGCTCGGCCACGATTATATTGTTCATGCCGGTAACGGTTACATAAGGGTTATCGATGCCAAGGCGAACCACCTTATCGCGCTTACGCAATAGGAAGCCTTTACGCAACGTATCTCCGATTGCAACGGTATAACTTACCGGAATGATAATTGAATCCAACTGAAGCCGTCCTGCGCGGCTTATTTGCCCACCTATCTCGAGCCACTTACCCGGCCGATGGAAGTAACGCGGCAGTCGAAGGTGCGGAAAGCTATCAATGTACACAGTCTCGCCGAGCTCGACTTGCGTCACCACCTTGGTTCGCGTCTGATATCTTACAACAACCTCCGGCTCTTTCAGCTCCAAGGCTCGGAGCTTGGTGCCTGCCGCTGCCAGCTGCACGCCTTGCGAGTACATTCGAGTACTATCTCTCGCGATACGCACAGCGTACTCATTATTAAGCGAATCGAGATACATCGCATTGCTTTCGGCCTCACCTAACGCCCCGCAAGTTCGCATCAAAAGCAGCAAAAGAAATAGGCATATTGCCAACAGGCTTAACGTGCTGATGTTGCTTTGCTGCATTTGATTAGTTCGTTTAATCGTTTGAGGTAGGTGCTCTTATCGCGCAGCTCGTTGAGCAATATATCACCCGCCACCTTAATCGGCATCGACTTCTCGGCAATGTAAACTGCCAGCACCTTCACAAGTCGCTCATCGCATTCGCAATCGGTGGCCGGTAGGTTGCTCATAATTGCCTTGTTGCTTTCTTTACCAATAGCCGAATCACATTGTCGAGCTTTTCAACGCTGTCCTCGAGCATCTTCATCACGCCATCGCGCTCCTGATCGGTTGCCCATGTATGCTCGTTAATCATTTTCACCAATCCACCGATCGATGTCAATGGTTGGCGCAGTTCATGCGATAGGGTAAAGCGAAACTCTTCCAGTAGCATCTTTTGCCGTTCGTATTCGTGGTTGCTGATGGAAGTAACATCGACCAATTGAATGCCGATAAAGTGCAGCATATCAACAATGGAATAAACATTCCACATATTGAACCGCTCCGAGCTTATCTTCTGCTTAGTCTTCGCGTATGCCCGAATCGGGTCGGGCGATTTGGTTTGCGCCTTGCGAATGGCTGCAAGCAGTTCATCGCGGTCGCTATCTTGCGCTGCGATGTCGAGTATGTTGCCGGGCTTTATGTGGCTTGAGTATTCGCGAAATAAGTCATTCGTGGTGACGATGTTGCCATCCTTATCTGTAATCACATAGAAGAGGTCAATTGATGACTCAAGGATGTGCAGCGATGCCATGCTGCAAAGATACGTTAAACCGAACGCAAATCCGCAATTAATGAACGCCATGCAGGCACGCATCCGAGCGCATACTTGATGGTAAGCAGCATCGTGAATGTCAGCACAATTCCATTAGCAAGTATATCGTAATTCATAGGCGTTGGCATTTCCGGCTCGTTTCTTACAGCGTGAGTTTTCGGGATGTAATACGTGGCGGCTGGATATAAAGATACATCACACGGCTGAATCGTGTCGAATGCTGTTAGCACTTTCGGCTTTGGCGGCTGTGCCATGACCGCCTGAAAGCTCTCACGATTCGCCTGGGCGAATGAGGTGTCTGCATTAGCAGCCTCCCAGCTCATCGTGTCAATGTTGAGCTTGCTGTGGCGCACTACTTTGATGGTATCTCTTCTAATCTGTTGCATCGCTTTTTGCTTTTGGTATGTACCCTGCGGCTATGAGTGCTGCAATTATGGCGGTTAATGTCTCGGCTGTTATCACTTTGAAGATAAGCAAAAAGATGGACACCAGAATCATAAGCGAACCGATTGTGCCGCGCCAGTGCTTCACAATCACATCGAGTATTCGCCTTGGTTTGGTAGCCCTTTTTCGCATACCTAATATACGCGAAAGCCCTTGCGGCGTTGGGGCAAGATGCCGCTAAATATTACACAATGAAAAATAGAGATTCGCCTCTTCGCGGCGGCGGTTCGTTAGCCCTGAGAGCACCTTCCCGCCTGCCTTGTTCCAACGAAGGAATTCATCGAGGATGCTTGGGTCGGCTGAGTTGGCTTTGGCTTTCTTCAGCAACGTAGACTTAACCAACGCGCCAGTTCCTACGTTATACGCAAAGCACACAAGCGCATCGAACTGGCATTGGTTGAGGTTAGGTAGGTGTTTATTGACGGCTGACTCGAATGGGTCAAGCGTGGATAGTAGCAATTGCGTTGCTTCCTTTTCGCCGCTCAGCTTTTCGCCGAGCATTACCTTCTTGCCATTCGGGTAGCGTGTCGAGCCGTAGCCTATGGTCGGCACTCCGGCGGGGCATAGGTAGCTTGAGAGCCTCAATCCCTCGTACTTCTTAATCAGATTAAGCCCGAGAATTGAGGTGCTGCGCATTATTAAAGTATCTCGTATTGGCCTGTGATGGTTAGGTAAAGGTAATTGAATGCAGTCGTGTTTGAAATCAAAAATACACTTATCTTTTGGTTTGTCCCATCAGATTGTGCATAACTATCAGCAAGCAATTCGCTTGGGTCTTTGTACCAAATTGTCCCTGTATAGTCTTTATCGCTTGAAAAATTTGAGGCAATAGGCAAATCTAAATTGAATGAGCCAGATGTTTGTCCAGTATCGAGCTGAACCTCCAAAAAGAATGACACGGTTACGATAGTGCCGACACGCGAATAAAAACCTTTTGCAAGATTTACTACCACGCCGTTAGTCTCGTCCGATACAGTAGGCGTATAAACACCGCTTTCAAACTGCGGCATCCCATCGTAGATGTTTTGCACCTCAATCTGCTTGGATGTATTGCTGCTTGTATCAACGATGTAGAAGATGTCATCGCTTGCTGCCGTTGCTAAGGGTGTTAGGTCGGTTACTTTTACGCCTGCCATAATGAATGATTTTGATTAGAACAAAGGTAGTGATTCTTTTGGAATATATTCAATCGCTGGCAATTCCTTAACCCAGTCGATGGTTGTGCTGCTTACCTCTTCGCCGCTTATTATCCAATTGCCATTCGCATCTTCGATCGGGTTGAATGTCATATCTGCGACATATTGCACACCGATTAATTGCTCAGCTTGTTCGGGTGTAAGTTGGTAAACTGTTATCATACTTGGCGAGATAAAGTGGTTTGAAAGGTTTGGACAATTGAATGGAAGATAGGTTGCTCGGTAGTGCTTAAACCTTCGCCTAAGAATGCGAATGCATACTCAATTGAGTTGTAAAATACTGGTGAGCCATTATTATTTCTCGCACCTAAAAAGAATACTACTGGCGGAAGTGCTCCGATGTTAACTGTATTTGTTGCGAGCAATGTAGTGCCTCGGTAACCCCTAAAAGCATTCACCGCTGTACGTGAGCCCATCAATAAATTGGTCGATGGATTGGCTGTATATGAAACAATGTTACCTACTGCGCCCGAAACAAAGTTACCAGCACCATAATTGTTTTGCAAGAAATATGCACCTCCATCGAATCCACCATAAACGAAATTGCCACCAACTTGATTGGTGCGAGAATAAATTCCGAATGAGTGATTGGTTAGAATCAGATTGTTGGCAATGTTTAAATTGGTGTTCGCGTATCCATTCGTGCCGTTCGGCAAAGCACCGTTAGCACTATGCGTCCATCCACCTACAAATGATAATCGATATGCAGCATTGGTGTCGGCTGGATTTTTTAGGTTGAACTTATGCGTTGTAGCCGTTCCACCAACAAATGGATAAATAGCATACATCTTTGTCCATAAACTTTGCGCCTTCAGGCTTGTTACCAACGTACATATTGCACCGCTTATCGTTGGATTTGTGATGCCTGCTGCTGTTAGGAAAGCATTTGCATCTGCATCAGCGCAACCAGCACTTGCGTACCAATAAGGATTGACAATGAAACTCATGCCCTTGTGCCGATTAATGTAACCTTTAAGCCCTTTGCCGTGCCGTCTCCAATTTGGTCGATGTCGATTGTCATTTCTGCGTCATCTGCCAAAGCGGTATCGCTTATGACTGGAGGCGTTGCAGCCGTTGTGCTTGTCTTTTCAGTGTTATCGATGGTTAGCTTAGTGCTCAATATACTTGTGCCAGCTTCATTGATGTCAACTGTAAAGATACTGCCCGATGCTTGGGCTGTTGTGAGCGATGCGCGAACGGATGTAAGAGTAACAGCTCGCGGCATCCTGAATGTAATCTTTGCGGTGCCGGTTGTCAGAGCCGTTGTTTCATCCGATGCAGCCACCACAAGCTCGAAAGGCAATGAAGCAAGCGAGCCATCACCGCGAACATACTGCGAAGTTGTGCCTGTTGGGGTGTTGAACTTGCCGTTGAATGTAGTCCAATCGCCGCTGCTTAATGCGCCTCTGTTGCTTGCGCTTGCAGTTGGTAGGTTGAATGTATGGGTAGTGCTTGCCGAGCTGATGCCGAAGTCGGTGCCACTCGTGCCAGTTGCGAAGTTCTGAACTTGCGCAGTCAAGCCATTCAATGCGTTTAGCCCTGTGGTGAATGTTGTGATTACTTGGCAAAGGTTATTGTCCTCAGTATGCAGCGTAATGTTACGCCCCGATGTAGTTACAAAAATGCGCACTGCGAGCCTATCAGTTGCAGCCAATACAGTCGAAGGTACTGCAAGCGCACTTACATACAAATCGACCACCGTGCCGCCTGTAATCGCTTCTGGGTTTGTTGACCCTGATGAGATAAGCGTAAAGGTTGCGCCATCGTACTTGTAAAGCTCCATGTAAAAGCTCGGGTTGCCACCGCCACTCGAAGCATTGAAGTAGGTCTCAAAGTTCCAATTTCCTGAAGGGATTGCCAAAAGGTTTGGGTCGCCTGCATCGGTTATGAATTGCGCGATGTAGCCATTGCCCTGCGCGTTTGTTCGTGTGAAGTTCGTGCCAGCTCCGAGAATCGGCACGCGGCTCATTTGGAAATATTGATTTCCTCCAATCGTGCCTTGACTTATCGAGCCGTTGAGATAATAGTTAACCGATGCGCCACCACCACCGCCCAAAGGGAAGTTAGCGAGTGAGCCATCGCCACGCACGTACTGGCTCACAACTCCATTGGCAGTTATGTCAATGCTTGGCGTTGTGGTTGAGTTAGGTACTGCAACGCTGAATGCTGGGTTTGTCGGGTTAGGTACTGTTGCCGCAACCGATGTAACCGTGCCATTTGTGAGGGTTGGAAATAGCGTTGGCGTTCCGGTGCCATCGAGATAGTCTGAGCTCGTTCCTGTTGGCACATCGAACTTGCCATCGAAGGTATTCCAATCGGCAAAGCTGAGGTAGCCGTCCGTGGTTGAGTCGGCTTGCGTAATGCTGATATCGGGAGTTGCCCCACCGCTTGAGGCAATCGGGGCTGTGCCTGTTACGGATGTTACACCGCCACCGCCCGGCACATTCACCTCAACCAATCCGGGCGAAGTAAGCGAAGCAGTCACGCCAGCGCCTGTGAAGTTCAGCGTTGTTGTGTTGGTGCTTACGTTGGTGCCTTCATTCTGAGTGCGCAATGGTGTTCCACCACCGCCACCAATTGCGACAAGCGGGTCGGCTGGTGTGCCGTTGCCTGTGATTGTAACGCCATCGACAGCAACCTCGGTAAGGCAAGGCTCGCATGGTTCGAAATCCGGCAGGGGAATGTCTCCAGTTTGGCAAGTGTCATAGCAGCCGTCCTCAGATGAGGTGCTGACATTCACATCCACATCAATTGCAACCGCTGCCCACTCATAGTTTACTGGCAAGTATTTAATCTCATTCGCGTACCCGCTTGGCACTACTTCATAAGCGATTGCCCCGATGGCAGTCTTAAACTGCGGGTCTGTGCCGCTAATTAAACGAAGCACCCGCGAAGCCACCCAATCCTGTGCATCGGCTGAGTCGCAAGGTAGGTGGCTTTTTCGCACCATTGCGTATGCTGTCATGCTGAAGCGTGTCTCATAGATTGAGCGGCAGCCTGCCAGCTTTAGCGAATCGTTTTTGGTTACGTTAATCTTGCCACGCTTCGCCCAAAAGAGCGTGCCCTGTTTCGCATCGTAATCGGTTACAGGAATCGCTTGGCCGTTGCCGATGTAGAACGCCCACGCCTTATCATTGCCCTCGCCTACAAGCTCGCTAAGGCCGTAAATCTTATCGAAGATATTGCCGACCTCAATGCGCTGGTTTAGCCTGTCGAGAATGGTAGAAAGTATATTCATTTATTCATTGCGTTAATGATTTGTTGCACAAGCTCGGCTGCATGGTCTTCAAGCATCTCGGCTTGCTCTTCAGGTGTCGGCAAAAAGATAGTGCCGTATTTCGCCTCTAAGCCATCAATCTTGCCCTCCTCGGATGCGGGTACTGTTATCGCTGCCTCCAATCCTTCGGTCAATACATCGGACGAAAGGAAGCCGCCTTTCAATCTTCCGGTTAACTCCAAAGGCAACTTTCTCGAAGTGCCTTTCTTTAGCTCGGCATAACCGCCGGGAAAGTAAAGCGACTTAATCGGCTCACCACGTTTGCCAACCTTGTACTTGCTTGGTGCCGATGCCAACGCTCGAGGGCTGACATATATCGGCTTAGTGCTATATGGCACAGTTGGCAATTTCTCGCCCGCCGTGTTCGTGCCTCCGCTCGAGCCAGTGCCGAATATGCGCTTAAACATGATGCGCTTCAATTCACGAACAGGACCATACAAAGCTGTGAACTTGGATGTCCACCCCTCATAAAGCGCATCAAGATTCTTTTGAATTTCAGCGGGTGTCGGCATGTTATGGCAGGGCTGTAACGTACTTCATATTGCGCTTGCAATCCCAGCAATGCGTATCGTCAGGCAGGCGCATGTTCTGCAACGTAGCGCCGAGGTCTTCGCTGTACCTTGTTGCTGCGATGTCGCGAGCTGCAACAATACCCTCGAAAGCATCGGCAGTGGCAAAGGGCTTCGAACCCCGATTAACAATTACCGTTGTATTCACTCGCTGATTCGGGCTAATCGTTAGCGCATAGTTGTAAATCTCAACCGCTGTGGCATAGGCTAACGCTAATGCCATCGTGCCACCTACCGAGCACAGCCATCCTTGGCGATCGCAGTTCACATTATAGGTGAGGCTCATGCCTGTGGTGTACTTACTCGATTTGCTTGTCAGCACGTTCGTGCCATCTGTTGTGAGCTCGATGCCTATCGCATCCACGAATGGGCAGATATGCGATTCCTTAATCCCGCCCCCGCAACTTGTGCAAGTGCCTCTCTTTGGCGTGAACTTAACCGTATTGACATCCGACTCATATACGATGGCGATGTCCATCTTGCGCTTTGCCGAGGTGAATGTCTTACCGATGAACTGATCGAGCGCGCCCTCGGCATAGGTAATGGTTTCAATCAACTTGCCAGTGGTCATATCGAAGATAAGCACCGGCACGTTCACATTCGCCGAGTCGATTGCAAGGTTAATATCTGCCAGGTAAAAGTTGAGATAGGTAACCGTGTTCGGGTCAATCTTTAACCTGATGCCGCCATAGTTGCCAGCACCGAGCGCGGTCTGCACGTTGGCATAATTGGACAAAACTTGCCCAACGCGCTTACTCTCGATGATCGTGTCGCTCTTCATCATTGGGCTGAGTTTAGTCAGCACATCGGATGATAGTTTGCGCCATGCGAAGGCTCGTTTATCTTCGAACAGCTCAACACCATTGCGGTATTGGTCCGTGATTAGTTGCCCGAGAAAGGTTTGGTTAATGCCGAGGTCATCGATGTAGAGCCCAGTCGATGGCTCTGGTGATTCGCAGCCTCTTAATCCGAGTAGTGATTCAATGCACATCTCTTTAGTTTTTACAAAGATATAAAAAAAGGAGGGCACGAAGCCCCCCTCTTATTGCGTGGTTAGATTATCTAATCCGTCTTGGGTTAACAAGTCCTCATCCGCTTGGGATAGCAGGCTCATTAACCCGATTACGGGTTTGCGATTTCAACGCAGTTAACGTAGTTAACGCCAGCATACTTGTCAGATGCTTCGTAAATGTCAGTCGGAAGAGTTACAATCTTTCCAGTTGTAGTCAACACGATTGACAAGTTACCGCAATCATCCTTCATGGTCAAATCTACTGGAACTCCAGCTGGTGTGAACACCAAGGTCTTAGAGTAGTTTGAACCAGCCACAGGCGTGATGCCCTGATTCCAATCAGCAAGATTAAATGATAACCACTGGATTGCTCCGGCAGTAGTTACCAAGTTCTTAAGCTGCGAACCTTGAGCCGCTGCAACGCGAGAATCGTAAGCGAATCCGAAACCGTTCTGCTGGCTAATCGCCAACAAGTCGATGCCGAACTGAGTGCAGCAACCAGCCTGCACCGCGTTAGCATAACGCTGCATCTCAGCACCGCCAAATACCACAGGCGCACCCGGATAGTTAGCCATGCGCGTAGCCTGAAGGATGTCAGCCAAAGCGAACTCGTTCAATGCCTGACCACCACTCTGACGAGTAGCAACGCGCAAGCAGTCACCGCTTACAGTGTAGTACCCTGACACCTCAGTACCCCAACTTCCGATGTCGGCAACAGCCTGAACAGCGGCAGCAGAAGCAACCTTGCGGTCAAGTACATCCATCAAACGCATTACCGACTCAAGCACATAGCGAGAGTTCTCTTGGCAATGGCGAGCGATGTCAGCAGCATTGATCAGCTGAGATGCTTGGTACGTGTCAGTCGTGTCAAGCGTGTAAGTGGTTGTTGAATCGCCGTAAGTATTGGTTGAAGTACAAGTAAGGATTTCGCCACCCTCTTCTACTTCGGTCTCAGGTAAACGCTGAATCCAACGAGCTTGTACTGTTTTTAATTTACCGCCGCCGGGTGCAACCTCAGTGCGGATTAGTTTTGCGTTTTCAGGCGAAAGAAGAAACTCCAAGAATGGGAGCTGCTCGCGTTGCCCTACTTCGATGAATAACTCCGAAAGGCTCATTTGCACATTCGGGCATTCTGATAAAATGCGAGATATAGACATGATTAATGTAGTATTAAAGAGACCTTCCAATTACAAAGGCTGGAAGTTGCGCCTACTTTGCCGCGATAAGTTGCGGCTCACTACATCATAGATGGTGCAAAGATAATAAAAAAAGCCTGCATTTCTGCAAGCCTTTTCAAATAGTGCCTAAACTATTGGTATGAACGAATAAAGAACGAGCTGCAATATACTAAGGCAATTCGATTCTGCCAAAAAAAGGTTTATCGCTTACCGACCTTCGCCCCTCGCAGCTCCAAAGCTGACGAGCCCACCAATTCGCCGAGCCTTTCGGAGAAGGGATGCCATTACTACGAGCGCAGTAAGAATTGCCTGCATCCGTGCCGGGGTTAATCCGATACCCTTCAGCGCCAAAGTGAATCTCATTGCCGT